TGGGCAGATGGGTTTGAAGCCTGGTAATGCTAAGCTTCATATCAAGAAGGCTAAGGCTCAGTTTACCGTTGAGGCTATGACTGCCTCTGCGGCTACTAAGTCTCGTAAGGTTACTCAAGTAGCTGCTTGATTGATCTTATATAGAAGTATATTATATGGGGCCGGGAAACCGGCCCCTTTATTTTTGTACGTTTTCAAAAGCAAGTACAGCATTGATACCACCAAATGCAAATGAGTTAGATAAAGAATTTCTTATAACTCTTGATTTACCTTTATGCGGTGTAACATCTAAATCACAAGCTTCGTCTTGCTCTTCGTAATTAATAGTAGGTGGGACAAATTCATGCATAAGAGCAAGCACTGTTATAATTGCTTCTATTGCTCCTGTACCACCTAAAACATGTCCTGTTATAGGTTTAGTAGAAGATATACTGAGGTTGTTTGCATACTCACCAAATACGCTTTTGATAGCCGCTATTTCGTTAGCATCATTTAACGGTGTGCCTGTACCATGCGCATTAATATAATCTATCTGAGATGGTTCAAGATTTGCATCTAACAATGCTGCTTTCATTGCACTTATAGCACCATCAAGATCAGGTTTTACTATATCTTTACCATCTGTAGTAGTACCAAAACCGATAAGCTTTGCCAGGTGATATCCACCTCTTACATTATTAGCTTCTTCGCTTTCTAAAATAAGTATACCAGCACCCTCTCCTAGAACTGTACCATCTCTATTCTTAGAAAATGGTTTAATAGAAGTTGTAGAAAGAGCGCGCATTACTTCCCAGGTTTTCATTACACCTGGTGATATCATAGCTTCACTACCACCTACAATTGCTCTATCTACAACCCCGCTTCTTATAAGTTGCATTCCTAATCCAATAGCCTGAGTAGAAGAAGAGCAAGCAGTTGCTATTGTAAAAGTAGGACCAGTTATTTTATGCTGTATACAGATATGACTAGCAGCTGCATTAGGCATAATTTTAGGAACTGTAAAAGGAGATAATCTTTTTTCGTTAAGAGCATACTGCTTATAAGAAGTATGATCGAAAGTAGAAGCTCCTCCTAAACCAGTACCAAAGATAACCGCAGTTCTAGAACCTGCTATTTCCTCTTCAGTTAATCCTGAGTTTTGAATTGCTTCTCTTACTGCTACTAATGCATAAGCGGTAAATTTATCATATACTAGTTCAGCAGAACGATCAAAGTGATCAGTAAATGTAAAGTCTTTTACTTTTGCACCTTGATGTACAGATATAGATTGATGAGGTGATGACCATTCATATTCAATTTTTTCTATACCTGATATGCCGTTAAAGGCTGCATGTTTAAGTTTTTCTATTCCAATACCAGCAGCTGTAACAGCCCCCATACCAGATACAACTACATTTTTCATTCTGATTGATCCAATGAAGTGAGAAGATCAATCCACTCTTTTTTACGATAATCCCATCCATAGAAATAGTCAAAATATTGTTTTTGAAAATCGATATAAGGGAACGCTAGTTCATAATCAAACTTAACAGTATTAATAGCATTGTTAAGTGTATGCGCAAATTGAACACCATGTGCGTTCACATTCTCATGGAATGGATACATCATAGCAAAGTTAGCGCATGTTTCTGGTAGTACTGCAAAGTTAGGACATACAACCATATTCTTCGCTGACATAGCTTCAATTACTGATAGACAAGAAGTTTCTGGCCAGATACATGGGTAAGCATAAATGTGAGACTTTTTAAGTGCTTCTCTTACCTCATCATTTGAAACTGAACCATGGTAGGTAATGTTTGGATTTTCTCTACAACGATCAAACAGTCTTTTATACTGCTCGTCCCTTTGTTCCCATCCATAGATCTTAAATGAAGAGTAAACGTCAAGATGTAAGTTATCATGAACCTTACACAGCTCTTCAAATACAGGAATAAGAATCTCAAGACCACGATGAGGTGTAGTGTGGTATATCAAACGCACTGTACCATCATATGTCTTTTCTTGAATATCGATAGGCTCAATAGCATTCTTAATAACAGTACATTCAGAGTATGGTACACCTGAGATGAGATTATACATCTGCATCTGCCAGTTAGATACACAAACTATCCTACTAAAGCGTGCACGACTTGTACCATCTGTCAAATGAGCTGATTCTGGATCTTGAGGTAGATCATGAAGCCAAAGAATCTTCTTCTTGTTAGGATCTAAATCTCTAACACGTGATGGAATAATTTGAAATTTATCTAGAAGATCTTGCGGTAAAGAACTATGAAGACGTTCTTGCATTAGCTCGGTACCGCCCCGAGCGTTCTTATTCAGTTCATTTTTTTCCATAACAAATCCACTATATTATTTTTTACGAATTAAAAAGCTTGGAAGCATTAAATTAACCTTTTCATCTTGTATATCAATAAGAAGACGAGCAATAAGAGATAGTATACTCCATGCACAAAAACCTGCAGCTACTGAAACTGCTGTTAGCATATCCATTGTAACTCCTAAATTAAAATATTCAATTAAAATAGGAGCAAATACTATAGCAACTGTAACACTTATACCTGATCTTACTGCTGCATCCCAAACATTAGATGGTCTATAGAAGGCCATGAATGTGACTCCACCGATTAATCCGCCTAAACCTGAAATAAGTTTAGCCATAAGAGGTGTTGATATGGGGTCTGACATAAAAGCATACCTTTATTTAAGGGAAATTTATATGCTTTTATTTAGCAATACTAATAACTGAATCTACTCTAAAAGAACGCCAACCTTGATTTTCTATATCCCAAACTGAGATATTACTATCACTAGCTACTTTTTCACGATCTGTCTTTTTCTCATACGGAGAGATATATGATTCTTGAAGCGTACACTTCATATCTCTCTCTGTACCATCTTTCTTTGTAAACTTAACAGTAACTACACCTTCTCGTAGGGACTGTAAAATAAGATCCTTATTAGGACTGAATATCGTGCGCGTAACCACTTATTGATTCCTCCACATAGCCTTCCAAAGACTCATAACCACCAATCATAAACCCGTTTACTAAAATAATAGGAACTGTCTTTACTCCAGGAAACTTTTCTTTAATAGTTTCTAGATCTACATCTTCCCCTATAGTATAATACTTGTATGGTATGCCTCTTTCTATAAGAAGAGCTTTTGCTTTCTCACACCATACACAGTACTGTTTACCATATATTTCAATCATTTGCTATTTTAATCCCTATATCTTTAATGTCCTTCTTCCATGGACCAAACGCAGCTGGATGTGTTGCTTCTACTCTAATAAAGCGCTTATTAGTTTCATTAGGGTTAGGGTTGGCAATAGTAACCATTACTCTTTTACCTTTAGCCCATGCTCTAACTTTATGAAGTAGCTTAACAGTCTCAGGTCTATCTTTTCTAATAGCATTACAAAGCTTCTTAGAAACACTCCTACGTTGACCTTTAGAAGTATATGTCTTTCTTGTCTTAACACCCATAATTAATCTTCCTCTGTAACTTCACAAACTCTTTTTTGAGTAATAGTAAAACACTTCATACATTTTAAATACAAATTACCATACTCTGGCATTCGTAAATTAGGAACAAAATCAAGAAGAATGAGAGATCTAGGTCCAGAATTGCATGAGGGGCAGTTGCCTATCACTACTGGTAGGTTGCTGCCTCCCTCTGTACCTATTAATATCTCATTATTTTTTTGCATTCTTCTTTGTCGATTTTGCTTTTACTTCTGTTGAATCTTTTACTTTCTTCACTTTCTTTGCAGGAGCTTCTGTTGGAGCAGGTGCAGGTGCAGGTGTTTCAACTTTAGCAGCTGCTACTTCCTGTACAATAGTCTTAATTTCCTGCTCTACTTTAACAGCTACTGCTGCTTCTTTTTCACTATTAGTGGGCTTCTTTTCATCAGCTCCAAAAAACCATTTAATCCAATTCCACATTTTTTAACTCCTGTTCATGTCCGTATTTACAAATAAAATAACTGTCTATTATATCTGAAGAAGGGTTCCATTGTTTATCTGTTAATGCTAGCTTCTTCTTAATATTATATCCAGTGTTTTGTTCAAACACGTCTTGTAAAAGTTGTTTATTAGCATTACCTTTACCAGTCGCGTATTTTTTTATCACTGTAGGAGGAACTATAGTATAATCATAGCACCTTCTAAACAAAAAGTGTTTAAGTAGACCTGAATTCTCAGCTATATTAAACACTCTTCCTGTAGATCCCATAGAGTAACCTTCCATGTATACTTTAGCATCTTCAGGAATCTTTGACATTGCCCATTTTGCAATGTTAAAGTATCTTTGTTCTTCACTATAATAATCTTCGTGCAAATCACCGTGAATATTATCAAAATCAACGTCTAACTTCTTACTATCAGTTAGGTAATAAAAATTGCATTTTGAAAATCCAAATTCTTTTGAATTACAAATACAAATACATGGTGAAGTTAAACTGTAATCGATACCAACAATAGTCATATAACTATATATTATTCGTCGTTGTCGTAATCTAGGTCATCCCCATCATCTTCATTAAGATATTCATCATCATCATCGTCTGCAAAGAATTCACTCCAAACTTCATCGAATACATCATCATAACCTAGACATTCTTCTTCAATTATATCTTTTGATGACCAATCTGAACCATCTAATAGTCTTTTATAGATTTGAGATCTTACGTTATCTTCTTTCACAAGTTCTGAAATAACTGAAATAATCTGGTTCCAATCCATTAATATTATCCCTTTTAGTTTTAATGCTAGTCATAATAGACGCTCTCTCATCATCAGTATAAGAGCGCCATTCTTGTATCTGTTTTAAACTCCTACCACACCCTTTACATATGGATGTGGTAGGATGTAATTGACAATCTTTAACACAAGGGGTTAGAATAGTTCGCATCCGCCACCCACACAAGCAGCAGATCCAATAGTATCAACATCAATATACTTAACTTCTTTCAATTCATCTTCCCACTTAATGTCTTGAATAGTCTGCTGTATCTTTTCCCACTTATGTAGCAAGTATACATCTTTGAAGCAATATTCTGTCTTTTTAAGATCACCATCAAAGTAATTATTCGCAAACTTTTTAAATCTGCGTGCCCAATCTCTCTTGAGAGTATTCTGATGGTTATCAGCAGAAATATCTTCACCATATCCATTTGCAGTCATGCATGCAAGCCAGAGATTATCAAACGACTTTAATGCTTCTACAATTATACCAGATGCCATAATTGCACCCGCACCATACTTTTGAGTAAGCTGAGCTGCATTTAGTACTTCTGTATTTGGTGCTTGATAGTAGTCTTTATCACCTGTCATAGGTAAGAAAGAAATGCCTGCGAAGTAATCACGGTTCTTAAATACATACTCTTCTACTTCATCATAATCATCTACGATAACAGTATTAGAAACATTATGACGGATACCAGGATGTGCACAACGCTCTACATTTGTACCAGCATTAACCCAGTGCTCTTGAGCCTTCTTAATAAGATCAAGATGCTTGATACCAATAAGATCATCTTTGAAGATAGAACCTTCCTTAGATACAACTGGGAAAGATACTACATAATCAGTCTTACCTGCTGACCATGCAGACTCTTCTACCATGTTAGGATTCATTCTCTTAAAGAGTTTTGCTACTTCAGTATCTTTGTTTAACTGGATGTTACGAATATACATTGGTGCATGATCAGCATGAATACCAGAAGCAGTCATAAGAAGTACTGATGCATTGCCTGACGGCTTAACACAAGTAGTACGAGCTGCTGGATTAATACCGATAAGTTCTGCTACTTCTTTGTTGACCTGCTTAACAATTTCTGCACCCTTTGCAAGAATCTTCTCATTAAAAAGAGTCTTTGGGTTATTCATCCAACCAGTAATAGAAACACCTAGCAATGCTTCACGATCAAAGATTTCTTTTGAAGTGGGTGAAAGGAACTTAAAGTCTGTATAACCAGCTTGAAGTGTGCCGAGAATAGAAGCCGCACGACATGCACGATAAAAGATCTCTTCATTATCACACGCACCACCATTGATCTCAGTTAGATTACAGCCCTGCCATCCTGACTTACCATCAATCTGAGGCCACATACCAATTTCAACACATGGGTTGGTTGTAATATCCTTATCGTCAACAAAGAAGAAGCCTGGTTCACCAAACTGCTTGATTGATGTCATTAGTTTAGCAAACTGCTCACGAGTAATTTCGTTTCGTATAATGACAGCGCTATTGTTACTACGACCACGCTGAGGATTATCCACATACCAACTTCCTGTCTTAGCGTTTGCCATTTCGTCATCGTCTGCTGAGAATAGACAGATTGTGGCAGAACGACGAACACCACCAGATAGAACAGCATCAGCAGCGTGCATAACAATATCATAAACATGGATAGGTCTCAAAGTTGTTGACTTCTCATTAAGAGTAAGTCCAGTTAAAATATATTCAATACGATCTAATGAACGGCGAAGTGGTTCTGAACCAGGTGCTTTAAATCCACCGGAGATCTTTGCACCCTTTGGGCGGATAGAAGAAAGATCAAACGCTACCTTACGTCCAGCATATTCAGGATACTTACCACCATTTTCAAAGAAAGAAGATACAAGAACATCAAGAGCAGTTGCCCACCCTTCAATTGAATCCTCTACTACATGAAGCTTTGGTGCTTTGGTACGATGAATAATTTTAGGAAGTTTACTAACGTGATGATTCTGTACAGAGAAACCTGCTCCCGCACCACAAAGAAGAATATAAAAGATCTCACCAAAGAATTCTGGACGGTCTGCATAAGAAGAGGTACAGTTATACATTTTCATCTGATGACGAAGAAGTTGCTCTCCACCAAATTGAAGTGCACGTTGAGCACCAAGAACAAGTCTATGCTTATAAGCAGCAGTAGCTTCATCCATATATGACATAAGCTTGGATGACATCTTATCTGCATAAAAGCCTGCATGCATTTTCATTACACGGTCTACAGCCTCTGACCATGTTTCAAATCGACTATCCTCATCTCTAAAACGGGCATAACCTTCATAAAACTTCGCATCAGAAAGTAATTTTTTTGTATCTTTATATGTAACAGTCATTTTGAGACCTCTTCTTCTTTCTTTCGTAAATATATTTTTCCCTCTTCAACGACCCATTCTAAATCAGTATAGACATCCCACCCTAGCTCTTCAACTAGTTTTTCAGGTATCTCTATAAACAATTCACCGTCAATATCTTGCTTTACTTCTGTAATATATGTCATACTTTACCCCACTGTTGCAGTCTCAGTTTAGCAGCAAGACCGCTAAAAGTGTTTTGATCAATAATAGCTTGTATAGCAGAACCGGTTAGGTCTTGCTTTATAATCATGTCGTTTATATCTTTTTCTGAAATGAAATCTGGCCAGATGCAAACTTTGTAGCCTTGTTCCAC